CCGACGGTTTATTGGTTGATTTCGATCAAGTGATTGACGTATCCGAAATGGGCGAGCTGTACAAAATTCTTGGTGTCGAATACGACGGCGATCGCGGAAGGCACAAGACCAAATACACAAGATCAATAAAATGCCACAGCGTTACACTGAGACGGATTTTTCTATCAGAGAGTAATGGCGTGCCTTTCCCTGTTTCGAGTTCGATTTCCGATTGGCTGACGGAATCCGAAATCAAGACCCTCGAGATGCTTTATTTTACAGACTTTCATTTCGCGGAAATGAATGGTATTGATTATTCACGGAAAGCAAAAGTCGCTTCAACCTAACGAAAAAACGGAGAAACCCACAATGTCGAATCAAATCATCCCACTGGAACAACACCTTGACTTGAAGCTTTGCGTTGAGTCCTTTGTCGTTCGCCGAATCAAATTAAGTCCAGACGAGTCTGGTGATTGGACTATCACCCTTGAAGCGAATATAAGTTGCGGCGATCGCCCTGAAGTTGCTGGTGTCAATCTATCGGAGCACCATATCGTCTCGACGACCGCAAAAGTTACGCGCCAAAATATCGCCGACCACCTTTCGATTACTCCGGAACAAGTTCTATCTGACTTGAGTATTTCGGCTTTGAAGGTCGCGGTCACCGAGATCACGGTGGCGAGAACCGTTGCCGCGATTGGTCCTGTAGAATAGATTCAACCCAATAGGCGAGAAGTTCGCGCTATATCTAATCAATTGAGTGTGGCGCTTGTCTGACTTATCCTATAGCAACAGGAGAACAAAACTTTGAAGCACTTCAAATCAAATTTATCGAAGCGAATCCGCGTCGAAGAAAAGAACGGCAAACGTTATCTCGTCACCAATGTTGTGTTGATTTCGGAAGGCGTGTTGAACGGCATGCTTTATCCGGCCGATGAAATCTCGACATTCCCCGAAGCGTGGAACGGTCGCCCTTTACCTTTGGGCCACCCGAAAGTGAACGGCCAATATGTGTCGGCGAACTCTCGAGGAATCATCGACGCGTATTCCGTCGGCCAGATGTTCAATTGCAAATTCAACGAATCGACGGCAACGAAACCGGCGCAACTCGTTGGTGAAGCATGGATCGACACCGAAAAGCTTGACCAATTGGCAGAGCAAGGCAATTCGAAAGCCTTGAAGCTACTAGAAAAGCTCGATGTAGACGAGCCTATCGAGATCAGCACAGGCCTTTTTACCGAGGACGAGGCTACGGCCGGAAACTTCAACGGAACGCCTTACAGCGCGATTGCTCGCAATCACCGTCCGGATCACTTGGCGATTCTTACCGATGAAGTCGGCGCATGTTCAGTCGAAGACGGTTGCGGCATGATGGTCAACAAAAAGAAGCCCGAGGAAAAAGGTTTGATCGGAAATATGATGAGCCGACTACTCAAGCGCACGGCGAACAACATGGCGGACGAAAATCCGGTTGTTGCGAATGCGTTGACGAACCAAGATCAACGGGTTGCGCTCGAGTCTGCATTGAAGCAGAAAATCACGCTTGCGCCTTCCCAGTGGCTTTGGATCCGAGATATCGGTGAAGACGACAACGGCCAACGCTATGTCGTTTATGAGCGCGAGTGGCGCGAAGACGGCGAACGCAAAGAAGCGGACTTCCGTCGCAACTACACAATTTCAGTCGGTGACCAAATCGTTCTAGCGGACGACGAACAAATGGTTATCCGGAAAACAACCTACATTGCTCAGTCGGCGCAAGCCCCAGAGCCTGTATCACCCCGCGCCAACGCGGACAACAACAAACAAAAGGAGTCCGACCAGATGAATAAAGATCAAATGGTCTCTGCTATCATTGCAAATGAAAGCAGTCCGTTCGGCGCGGATCAAAAGGACGTGCTAATGAAGCTCGACGAGGATAAGCTGAAAGGCTTGCTTCCCGAGGATCTGAAGGCGAATTGTGCGTGCCAAGAAGGCGACGAGGGCAAAGCCCCCGTAGTCATCGAGACAGCCAAGGTGGTAGCACCAGCGCAACCCGCCACGAACGAAGCCGACGAAACGGAAAAGCCGTTGACAATGAAAGATCTTCAGTCTTTCATGGTGAACACGCTTCCCGCGATCGTCAACAATGCCGTCAAGACTGCAAGCGTTGCAGACCAACGCGCCGGTCTAGTTGCTCAACTAAAAGCGAACAACGCGGTACTCGTACCGGACGAACAGTTGGACGCGCTTGACTTTGAGGTTCTGCAAGGAATCGCGAAATCTTGTGGCGTGGTCGCGGACTATTCCGGCAACGGTGGTCCTCGTGGAATCGAAGTGAATTCAACCGATGAAGCTCACGACGTTCCAGATATGCCCGAAATCGATTGGTCCAAGGGCCAATAAGCAGGAGAATATTCAGTTATGAGTACTTCAGCAACATTCGCGGATCGTATTCGTGCCTACAGCCCATGGGGTCCAATTGGTGAGGCTCCATTGCTCACCGGTGAGACGATCAAGGCCGGTCACGCCGTACGGACAGACGCAGACGGAAAGGCATACCTACCGGTTGCCGCCGACGTATCAGCCGCTTCAGTCGTATTCAAGGTTGCACTTGAAAACGCATTGATTGGCAACGACGTCACGGTCGATTACGACACCGCCGAAGAACGCGTCCAGTTGATCACCCCTCAAAAAGGCGATCGCATTTGGATGCGGACAAGCGCGGACGACGTAGCCGTCAACGACAACCTTCAACTCGTAGCGGACACGGGCCAAGTTGCCCCGTTTGGTACTGGTTCCGAAGACCTCGCAATTATCGGACGAGCCCTCACGGCGAATGTCGGTAATGAACAGAGCGATACTTCAGACGCGGACGATCTAGTCCTCGTTGAAATCGCTTAACAGAAACCCCCAAATAGGAGATCTCATAATATGAGTGTTCAAATTGGAACAGCCGCTTTGGGCGACTTCGGACTCAAGCTGAAGCGTGAGCTGTTGAGCGGTAAGAAATTCAACGCGAAGAAACTCCGCGTCAACAACACCCTGTTGACCAAGGACGAGTGGATTCGCTTGGATTCGACAATCATCGAAGTAGCGCGGATTCGTCTGCGTGCGGTCGCTGATCTGAACAGCCGTGGTTTCCAGACCACGCTGGACGGTATGAGCAACCCGATTCTTCAATGGCAAACCATGAGCCGCACGAGCGGTGCTGAAGTCGATATGGATCCACGGGCGATCGGAGATAACCAAACGGTTAATTTCGGTCTTGAGAGCTTGCCTCTCCCGATCATCCACACGGACTACAGCATTCCGTTTCGTCAGCTACAAGTGTCACGCAAGGGCAATGCGCCTCTTGATACCACACTCGCGGCTCAAAAAACGCAAGACATTACCGAGAAGGTCGAAGACATTCTTGTAAATGGCCTTGCAGGTTACACGTATGGCGGGGCAACCATTTATGGTTATCTCGACACGCCAAACAGCGCGGCCGTCACTTTGACGGACTGGCTTGCGGCCTCCGACGGCGTAACGATCGTTACCGATCTCTTGAAGATGAAGCAAGCCTTGATCTCCAAGAAAAAGTACGGTCCTTACATGATCTACATTCCGACGGTTCTCGAGACCGTTTTCGACAAGGACTATCGTTCTGGTTACAGCCAAACGACCCGTCAACGCGTCGAAAGCATTCAAGAGTTCCAGACGGTGACGGTTCTTGATTCCCTACCAGACGACAAAGTCGTTATGGTTGAGATGATGGCCGGTAACGTGGAAATGATCAATGGTCTGCCGATCACAAACGTCAATTGGGAAACCAAGGGCGGTATGGATCTGCACTTTAAGATCATGACGATCATGGTTCCGCGTTTCACGTCGGATCAAGACGGCAATCTTGGTGTTGCTGTTGGTAGTCTTCCGTAAGGAACCTACCTTGACTTAGAAATGGGTGTCGTCGAATCAAGGCGACGGCACCCGTTTTTTTTCCAAACAAACTCGCTGAATACCCAAAGGGAGAAAACAAGAACATGGCAACTGCAATTTTTAAACTTGTCGCCGGATCGTATCACGATTGGAAGGGCGACGTACAGCGCGGATCACTATTGATCAGTGAGAAGCCGTTGAACAAGACGCACTACACGAAGTTCAAGCAAATCCAGATCGAGCAACTTTCGCCGGATGAAGTTCCAGCATACGAAGCGGCAATTGATCGTTTCTGTCAAGTGAAAGTCTTGATGGAGCACGGCAAGTACAATGTCGTTGGTTGTGCCGGTATCCCAATCCTACGCGATTGGACCACGGAAGCCAAAGCCAAGTCGGCGGCAACCAAAGAGCGCGCCAAGCTCGACGAGCGCAAGCGCAATTTCCTACGCATGCTTGATCGGGTTCGTCCGGTCATTGAGCGCGAGGAAGAACACAACTCGTTGGAGCTTGAAGAAGAATTCGACAATGAAGAAGACGGCGAAGGCGGCCACGAGTAATGAACGCAATCGCTCCACTCTATGTTGCACCAACCAACCCCCGTCTTTGGGACGGGGAAACGGTTGTGCTTGTCGGCAGTGAGGCGGCGGCTCGTGATATCGCGAAATTGAGCAAAGTCGGCAAGGTTCTCTGTGTGGGATCCTTGTTCGGCCTTGTGCCTCAAGATCACGTCGACGGCTTCTTTTTTGGCGATCGCCAGCAATTGAACCGTTCGAAGAATATCATTCGCGGCATTGAAGATTGTCTTTTCTTCACCACGGATCAGAATGCGCGCCGGTATCCAAACCTGAATGTCTTAACTCAACGCAACGTCGGTATCACTCTTGACGAGTCTCGTATCTGCTTCAACGGAAGCGATCAAGGCGCGTTGCTGAATCTCGCGGTCATCTTGGGAGCGAAGACGATTGTACTTGCCGGTTTCAATTTCCTGAATGGAGCCAACCGCAAGGCGATCAAGAAGATTCACGAGTGCGTTCGTCACTTGAACCGGTTGAAGGTTCGCGTGATCTCAACGGATGAAGAAACGGCGCTCGAGTGCTTCGAGTACATTGAGTTGCGTCGGGTAATCACTCCGGAAGACAGCCACCCCGAGGCAATGAAGATTCTGCCGACGGTAGCGATTGACGCGGAAGACGAGCCGGTCTACAATGAAGACGCGCCGGTCGATGCGGCCGACGATGATCTCGACTTCATCGACGACGACGACGAGACTCCATTCCCAACACCAAGTTAAGGTATCATCATGGCAATCGAGGTCACCGTAGAAAGCGTTAAATGCATCTTGAACACGAACTTGACGGACGCGCAAGTATTGTGTTTCATTGAAGACGCAACCTGTTACGTCGAATCCCTTCCGGAATCGATCGAGGATGCGTGCGGTACCAAGATTGCCAATGTTGTCACCAAGTACTTAGCGGCTCACCTTGTTTCGTTCAGAGACCGGCAACAGATCGAGACCGAGACTTTAGACGCGGAAGACAAGTACGCCGACACGTTTGGCGTTGGCTTGGATTCTTCCTTATACGGCCAACAGGCAAAGCGATTCGACTCTACCAATCAGCTTGGCAACGATGACGCTAAAGCCGACGGTATCACTCCAACGCTTCGCTTTAAGGCAATTGGAGTGTGTTAAGTGCCAAGCATAATCGATCTAGCGTTGATCGACCCGACCGTCTATTGGGAGCCGTTCACTAACGAGGACGGATACCCCGACGGTGGCAAGATCGCGAGCGCGCCGGTTGAGATCCTTTCTCGTTGGGTTGAGCACTGGCACAACCGGTTGCAAGCCGACGAATCTGAAATCTACATTGGAGCCGACGTATTGACGGGTGGTTTCCTTCTCTTGGGGAGCCTTGACGAGCTTTTACCGGAAAACGCGGCCGAGTACCCACCCACGGCACCATTCGCGCTTACAGAGTACACAGGGCGTTGGCAGTTCAACGACGACCTTTTAGCCGAGTTCGGTCCAAACTTCGCACAGAATTCAGGGACTTCTGAATTCATTACCGGCGTAAACGGCGGACAGGCATTGAGCAACAATACCGGCGTTGTCTTCGCGAATGATATCGAAACGGTTGGAGATGTGGAATTCAACGGATCGAATGCGTTCTCGATCTGCTTTTGGTTGCACCTTCAATCGCCAAGCATTGATGCAAGCGCGAGTCCGGCCGCAAGTCCGAGCTTCGACACGATCGTCACAATGTCGATCGGTGGATTGACGATTGAGATCGGTATCGATGAAATCCGGATTGGAAGTGGTGTTTGGGAAGTCAGCGGCTTGGATGGCGAGTGGAATCAGATTTCAGTTGTCAGCAAGGCCGGTGGTGACTTGCGCTTGTTCGTTGCTGGTGTTGAGGTTGATCCGACAACGCCACAGCCGTCGCCGCTTTCTTCGATCGATGAAACGGCTTCAATTTCTTGGTTCAACGACGACGACTCTTATTTCGGAATCGACGAGCTGATCACCTATTCGGAAAGCTTGGATGCGTTTGGCGTTCAAATGATGGCAGTTCGAAACCCCTTGAACTACAAGCTTGCCAAAGAGATTATCCGGACACAGTTCGCGCGTAGTTCCGACGGCAAGCGTCGAGTTCGTCGGGTTGTGCTGAAGGGGAACCCGCAATGAGGATCAGAGTCGAGGGAGTAGAGCGAACGAAGTTCAACATGCAACGGACGGTTCGCCAGATCTATAAGGGTGTTCAGCTTGGAACGGTTGCGGCCGCGAAGATCATCCAAGAGAAATCGAAAGAGAACGCGCCGGTGGACACCTCGAATCTTCGAGCGTCCCACTATGTCTATTTCAATGGCGGGGCGGTTCCGCAATCGAGGATCCTGCCAGCGGCCGGAGTCGACGTGTTCCGCCTAAAGCAAGCTCATGCGCACGCCATGTCCCGAGCAATCACAGAGATCCGAGACGACAAAACGGTTCGAATTGGTGCGTACGCATTTTATGCTCTTTACAATGAGTTGGGACACAAGTCCAAGGCTCGATTCATGCAGAGAGCCGTTTCAGAGAACACGAACAACATTTTGAGATTGGCGGCGTTAGGTGGTGCAAATGCAATTAAGTGAAGTACCAAATTCACCCGAGCACGATTTCGGGTTGTTCCTCGAGGGCGACAAGATTGGTTCGATCGGCAAAAAGCGCGGTTGGGCAATCTACTTTGGATTTGATCCGGATTCGCCGAAGAACCTAATCAGTATCTCGAGCACGTCGTCGATCATGCCAATGTCACCAATCAACCAAGTTGGTCCGGACAACGACACGGGGCTCGTTGAGTATCCGCAATTGGGCGTTCGGGTTCTGTCGGCTACGTACGAAGACGGCTACAAGAAGTCATACCAGATCATGAGCGCGTTCCGGAATCGCGTCGACCTTTCCGGCGAGTATTGGAAGTACCTGAACTTCAAGGCGCTAGGGGTTCCGCTTTATTTGGGTCAAGACGATAAGGGCCGACACGTATTCTCAACGGATTATTTCTCAGTAAGAACGCCGATAGTTGAAGGGGCTTCTGAATCCGCTTCACCGTCGCCTTCTTGATGCAATGCGAAATCACTACGCAAAGCCAATAAATTGTCACGACGGGCAAAGAGCCCTAATTTCAAATAACGACTAAAACAAACGGAGGTCGCCAAAATGTCAGCGCCACAAGTATCAACCGGAATCAGCTTTACCTTCGCGACCTCCGGCTTCACTGCAAATTTCATCGACGTAACGCCACCCAACAAATCGCGGGAAGCCTTGAACGTTTCCCACATGTTGACCACGGGTTACCATAAGTATATCGCGGCCAAGTTGATCGAGGGCGGTTCGCTTTCGGCAACGATCCAATACGATGCCGGTCAAGAACCGCCTTTGGATGAAGATCCCGAAGTCATCACCATTACGTATGCCGACGGCTCAACGGAAGATTTCGTTGGCTTCATGACCGCCGAGTCACCTGCGGCCGCATTGGAAACTGTGATGACTGCCGACGTGACCTTCAAGGTTGCCGACGATATCACCTACACGCCAAGCGGTGGCGCGTCACCAAGTTAATCGGTAGTACGGTTGGGGCCGCGCGATCGTTCCACGAGCGTAGCGGCCTTTTTTTATCTCCCCCCCCTAGAATCCTTAACGCTGAAAGGAAAAATGACGAATGAGTGAAGAAACCAAAACAGACGACGACTTGAAGATCCTGTCGTTTGAAGAAATCATGCAGGCCGACGACTTGGACACCGAAAAGGTTCCAGTACCCGAATGGGGCGGTGCGGTTTTAATGAAGACAATGAGTGGTAAGAATCGAGACGATTACATTCAGATTCTTCAAGGACGCATGGTTGGTACCGGCAAGGGTCGCAAGCTTTCGAATTATCGCGGGTTGTCGGCAAGTTTGCTTCAACAATGTTTGATCAAGAAAGACGAATCGCCGCTTTTTACTGCCGCGCAAATCAAAGATCTGCAAGGCAAAAACGGTGCTGTAATCAGCCGACTTGTTGAGAAAGCCCAAGAAATGAACGGCTTGACTGACGACGAGGTCGAAAAGATTTCGGGAAACTCCGAAACAACCAAGAACGAAGACGATGGCTTAACGTCGCCGGAAGACTTGGTTGCACCGTCCGAGAATCACAGCAACGACTAAACTCTAAGGAATTCGCTGAACAGATCGCCTATGATGCCATTGAAATGCCGGAGCCGTATCGTACGGATTGGCGCTTTGCTTTTCTTGGATCAATCCTTGTTAGCCTCTTAGGGAGCGGCAAACGACAAATCACTCCAAAGGATATTCACGAACAAATGACCCAATACTTCGACAGCTTGCCTCACCAAACGCACGGCGACAAAGTTGAGGAAAAATTGAAGGGTTGGTTGTCCGCGAATAGGACGAGCGCCAAGGATTAGGAATGTCGCAAAAGATCGGTTCAATTTATTTCGATGTGATCGCCAGAACAACGCAAGTTGATACGGCGCTAGAAAACACGATTCAGAAAGTCGATACGCTATCTGCGAAGATGAACAAGATAGCGAACGGTTTGACGAACGTGGGTCGCAAATTAACGACTGCCGTCACACTGCCAGCGATTGCGCTTGGCGGTGCGGCGGTAAAGTCGTTTGCGGACTTCGATCAAGCAATGAATCAGTCGGTCGCCATCATGGGCAACGTCAGCGATGCATTGCGTAACGAGATGACCGAAGCGGCAAAGGAAGTTGCGAAGACGACGACTTTCTCAGCCAAGCAAGCGGCGGACGCGTATTTCTTCTTGGCTTCTGCTGGTTTCACTGCCGAGCAATCGATCGCGGCATTGCCTCAAGTCGCTACCTTTGCACAAGCCGGTATGTTCAACTTGGCGACCGCGACCGACTTGGTTACGGACGCACAAAGCGCGCTTGGATTGAAAAGCGAAGACGTGGCCGAGAACATGATGAACATGAAGCGCGTGAGTGACGTTCTGGTGAAAGCCAATACACTTGCGAACGCGTCCGTGAGTCAATTCGCGTTTTCCCTTACTCGTGAAGCCGGTGCGGCTATGAAGGCATTCGGTATCGAGGTTGAGGAAGGCGTAGCCGTCTTGGCGGCGTATGCTGATCAAGGTGTCAAGGGTGAGCTTGCTGGTAACACTTTCAGCCGAGGCGTTCGCTTGCTTACGAAAGCGGCAGTTGGAAACGCCGACGCATTCAAAAAGGCCGGTGTTGAGATCTTCGATGCCGACGGGAAGATGAAGAATTTTGCGGATATCGTCGAGGATTTGACGGATCTACTTGCGGGAATGAGCGCGCAATCTCGAATCGCTCAATTGGAAACTCTTGGATTGAAGGCAAAGCAACAAGGCGCGATCCTGCCGTTGCTTGGGACGGCCGACGCAATTCGAACCTATCAAAGAGAGCTCGAGAATGCCGGTGGAATCACCGAGGAAGTCGCGAACAAACAGCTTGAGTCATTCAAGTCTCAAGTGAAGCTCGTCAAAGACAACGTCAATTTGTTGTTCATCGAACTTGGCGAGCGTCTTGCGCCAGCCGTAAAGCTTCTTGCCGACAATGTCGACGGACTCACGGATTCGTTCCGAGAGCTAGACGGTGCTGAACAGCAATTGTTGATCAATACGGTTGCGTTTGCGGCGGCGATCGGGCCGGTGCTTTTGGTTGCCGGTGGATTGTTGAAGGCATCCATTGCTATCGGTTCCGCGATTTCAGCTTTGGGTGTTGGTCTTATTCCGTTGATCGCCACACTTGCGGCGGCGGCGGCGGCTGGTTTCTTGGTTGGTGCGGCCATGATTGAAATCGCCGATGAAGTACAAAAGGTTTTGATTGAATTTGGATTGCTCGAGGAAAAGGTCGTCAACAACAAGGGATTCGTTGAATCGATTGTCGAATGGACTCAAGCATTCTTGGTTTTCGTTCAGGAAGTGAAATTCGGTCTCAAGCTTTTCTTCGATTTGGGGCAAAATCTTTTTGCTGAAATGCTACTTGCGACCAAGCGGTACTTCGATTTTGTCACGGGCAACTTCACGAATCTTTTCGCGTTGATCTCCGGCGATATCTCGATCTCTCAATTTCTCAAAAGAACCGGCCAAGAAGTGACTGGAATGTTTGACAGTATCACAGGAAGCTTCCAAGACGTGTTCGAAAAGAACAGGGCGGCGCGTGACGCGGCTATTGAGGGGATCTTGCAGAAGGAAGGCAAGACAATCGAGTCTCAGATCAAGAAGACGGCCCAAGCGGCTGAGAAGGCCGTAGAGAGCGCGGCCGCTAATGCCGTTACGGACTTTTCGGATATCGTCGATTTCGTCAATGATGACGCGAACATGCCGCAAGGCGCAATGGATCGTTCGGTAATTCCCGAGGGATTGACCCCGCAATTTGCAAACGCGATCGAGGCCGGTAGCGTTGAAGCTTATCGGATCCAAAACAATATCGTTTCCCCCGAGGAAGCAATCCAGAAGGATCAGTTGGAAGTTCAAAAGAAGCAACTCAAGGAACAAAAGATGACGGCAAAGGACGCTAAGAAGACAGCCGAAGCTTCAGCAACGATTGCCCGTACCTTGAGTGGCATTAACACGGTTGGGATTCTCTAATGGCACTGGATATAGCGAGCATTAACGAAACCGTCGGAAGCCGTAAGGCGGTGGCGAGTTGGGAAGAATCAGCCGAGCGTAGAGAATACACGCGGGTTTTCTTGGTGGTTGCGAACGAAACCGTAACGGATATGAACGAGCTGATTGATTTGGCCGGTGACAACTCTTACGGCGGCGAGCCTTACCAAGAGATACCGGAAATGGGTCAAGAGTACCCGAGCGATCCAAACGCGACGGTTCACGTGATCGAGCCCCAAGAGAAAGACGAGGGCTATCTGACGTTTTTGATCTTTGTCCACTACCGGCAACCGGACGCGGGTGGGCAGAATCCGGACCCGACCGATAATGATTGGGTAATCTCAACGGACTTTGAACCGTTTCAGAAGATCGTCGAGAACGAAACGACATTCGACGGCGGCGGCAATCCAAACGGGAAGCCTATCGAGAACAGCGCCAGAGATCCGTTCTTTGATCCGGTTATGGAGACCTACTACCGGCTTGTGATTCATGCTTCCAAGTGGTTCGACGATTGGGATTTGGCTATCCAAGCGCAACGACAAGGCGCGATGAATGACGCGAATCTTTTATTCTTGGGGCAGATCTTTCCAGCTCATACGCTTCGCTGTACGCGGTGGACGACGAGTGGCAAGCAGATCCTAGAGACCGGCGAATTCTACCAGCTCAATGCAACTTTTGTTTACAAGCCAATTTTTTCCGTTGAGTCGAAAGGTAATCAAATTGAAATTGCCGGTTGGGACCGTGCGATTTTGGATTTGGGATTCAATCGCTTGAATGCGAATGGAGTCAAGGTACCAATCCAGACCCGAGGCGGCACGGCGCAAGTCCCGTACAAGCTAGACGGAAATGGACGATTCGACCCCGACGACGTCGAGACTGTTTTCTTGGAATTCCAAACGGTGTACGAGGAAGATATGAGCACTTGGGATTTGCCGGACACGATGCCGTAAGGGGAAGCAATGCCAAATCTACTCACAGATGAAGCCCACCAAAGAATGTCCAAGTCCGTTCGCTTCACTGAAGCGTTCAAGCGGCAATCCATGGGCGGACAGATGCAATTGCCAGCGCGGCCTATGCAAGAGTTCGTCGTCGTCCGGATCACTGCCGATTTGACCGGTGGTTTCTATGAAGCGATCGAGATATTTTGGGATAACGACAAGCGTTGGATTGACGACGAGGATCAAAGCAGAGACTTCGATTGTCCAACTATTATCATGGAGCGGAACCAGCGCGAGAACATTCGCATTGGTTCGATCGTCAAAATTGTTTACTCCGGAGAATTCGACAACAGCGAATCATTTCAGCAATTCACTTCCAAGTGGTGGTTCGAATGGAATGGAGAGGAAAACGATTTCGTCGGCCGTATCATTTGGGAATCGGACGGATCGCGAAAGCTTCTAATTGAAGGCGGAACGGTTCAGGTAGGTCGCGAGGTTGTCGACGTCGACGGCATTCAACTTGGCTTGGAGAATAATGTCGTCACTTGTGACGGCGAGAGTGCGAGCGCGGATATCATTGGCGAGGGATCCGACGGCGTTGATCCTTCCGAGGAAGGTTGCTTTGGCTTTGAGCGTTTTTGGGTAGAGATCAAGCTACGGTATGAATGTGCGAATTGTCCGGACTTTTGGGTTTACGAGATCAATCCGACAGTTCAGCGCGGTACCGAGTGCGAGCGTTGGGAGGTCACCGAGGAATGCGCCGAATTCACTGAGATCATTTGGCGGCAATTCATTGGATACACGAAAGCCGAGGATTGGATCCAGCAATACAGCGGCTCGATTATGCATGAAGGGTTTACGCCGTGGCCCTTGATTTCAAACTTCGATCCAAGTCAAAGACAGGTGATTTACCATGAATTCGGAACCGTATGTTGGGCAACGATCGACAATCTTCCGGAAGACGCATTCAAGACCTGTTGCTTCAGCGCGAGCCCGAGCCCGTCGGAATCACAGAGCCCGTCGCCTTCTCCGAGTCCGAGTCCGTCACTGATAGAGAGCGGGTCGCCTAGCCCGTCGCCTTCACCTTCACCGTCTCCTAGTCCTATCGGGTCACCGTCGCCTTCCGCGTCGCCAAGCCCACAAGCCTCGATTCCTTGCGACTGCGTAAAGCTTGTCGGATTCGGTACCGAAGGCGTAGACGGGGAATACGAAGGCGTTGCATTGGCCGAAGACGGCACTTGTATTTTTGAGAACGAAAACGGTTTCCGCGTTCTTTGGTCCGGTGGTGTTTGGTATGTCGGCAAGTCCGGCAACAGCAATATCTATTACACGGCCGGAGTTCCACCGGAAGGACCGGATGAAGACGACGTCCCTGTTTCGGGGAATTGGTCGCTTGGCTTCAACGGCCAAAATCCGGTTGGTAGTTCTCAGGTTTGTTTTTCGGTTTCGCCAAGCCCGTCGCCATCACCGTCGCCGTCGCCATCGCCATCACAGTCGCCATCGCCGTCGCCGTCTCCATCGCCGTCGCCTAGCGAACAGCCTTCTGATTCACCTTCCGAGCAACCGAGCCCCAGCGAACAGCCGTCGCCGAGCCCACAGCCGTCGCCGAGCGAACAGCCGTCGCCGTCGCCTTCTGACGATTGCCCGTGCTTCGACGGCGAGCATTGCTCGACGGTTGGTGGGCCGGTTAGCATTGTCGGTGGCTTCTTGGTTCAGGAAATCACGACGATTTGCACGACATACAATTGCGGCCGCGTTTGCTCGATCGAGGAAACCAAGAGCACGAAGACGATCGGCGAATGGTGTTGTGAGAGTCCAAGCACCGAGGGAAGCCCAAGCCAACAGCCTTCACCAAGTCCAAGCCCGATACCTTTCCCAAGTCTTAGTGGTAGCGCGTCTACCGACGCGTCTGAGAGTGTTTCGGCTAGTGCCTCAGAAAGTGCGAGCGAGCCGGAAAGCCCCTCCGAGAGCGCCAGCCCGTCACCGTCAGTATCCCCAAGCCAAAGCGTAAGCGCATCGACTAGCTTCAGCGCATCACCAAGCGCAAGCGAAAGCTCCAGCGCGTCACCTTCCGCGTCTGGCGGCGGAGGCGGTGCTTCCGAATCTGGATCACCTAGCGTTTCAATTAGCGCGTCGCCTTCAATTGATTGCGCGCCATGCGTTGAGGTTTCCGGTGGTGGTTCAGGCCTAGCAAACGGAATATACAAACAAGGCGATCCCCCAGCGAACGAAGATTGTTATTGGCAAAAAGACGGCGCGATTTACGAGATCACGGTTATTGGTGAGGTTTGGATTATCCGCGATCCGTTTGTCACTCTGTACCAAAGCATTGACGGCGGAAACACTTGGACTGTTGTTGATGGAGATGGACCAGCGCCGTCGGTTAATGAGGTAGATTGTCCGTCAGAGTCCGCGTCGGCATCACCGTCACCAAGCGTTTCGCCTTCTCCGGAAGTTTCACCGTCGCCTTCCGCGTCTCCGATCCCTTCAATATCTCACGATTGCGAATCGCTTTGCATCAAGGCGAGCGGCTTCCTTGCTGACGTCAACAATGAGTTCACAGGCGTACCGGATCCGACGACCGGCTGTTGTAGGTATGAAGACGGCTTTGGTAACGGAATACGATGGAGTGCAACTTACAACACTTGGATCCTCGAGGCGAGTGGCGGCGGACAGTGGGATCTATTCCCAGATCTTTCGGACGCATGCGCGGATCCGATTGGAGATTGGATACCGCATTCAACGGAACCAGACGGCGGAACGACGGCGATTTGTTCCTCGATCAGCCCGAGCCCTGAATCAAGTATAACCCCTAGCGCGTCGCCGGATTGTGATTGCCAGCCTTGTATCCAAGTAGCGTTTGCTGGCGATCCGGTTGCAAATGAAGAATATGAGGTTGACGGTTGCACTGAGCCTTGCCAATGGATAAGTGCGTTTGATTACACGATTACTTGGAATGAGGGCGGCGACTTTTGGGGGATCAGAAATGACTCCGGAGTTCTTCTTTATGTTATCGCCGGTACCGCCGACACGGCCCCACAGGGTTCATGGACTTCGATCGCTCCTGCCAACAACCCCGCGCCATTGAGTCGCGCTTGCTTGGAAAGCCCAAGCATAAGCCCAAGTGTTGACGCAAGCCCGAGCGCGGAACCAGCTTGCGACGCATGCTTACTTGTTGATGGGTTTGGTTCTTCGGGGGTTGACGGGGAATATGAGTCAATCGGGGCAGACTCGAGCGGTGCTTGTGTTTACGTCAAAGGCCTTTTCTCCATCGAGTATGTTGGAGAATGCCCGACTGCTGGATATTGGGTGATCTTCAACGGAAGCGGCGATCGTCTTTATGAATCTTGGGGTGGGGCAAACTGCACAGAGCCACCGATCGGCCTTGTTTGGTCTGCTGTTGACGGTGAAGATCCAATTGGTGAAGTGATCGCATGTCCAAGCCCGTCACCAAGCCCGTCACCGAGCCCGAGCCCGAGTCCGAGCCCGAGCCCGAGCCCGAGCCCAACGCCAAACCACGGGTATGTTCTTTGTGAAAGCCCGTCACCTTCTTTTGGTTGCGTCCATGCTAGTGCCGCACCAGCCGGTTGCCCTATCGAAACTTGGCAAGGCGCTCCGCCGTGGGACCCTAACCCAGACACTGGACTTTACGCACAATATCGTATTCAATTCAGTATCCACACCGCAGACCACAAGGACAATTGCGATTGTTCAAACGCAGAATCAAACCCTAGTGACAAAGACATTGACGTCATAGTCGACGCACTGTCTGGGGCTGATTGCAGTTGGATAGGCTCTGATGCAGGAACGCCCGTGAATCTTTATTTGTTCAATGGGAATTGGGAATTTGAGACCGATTATCCTGATAGTGCCCCCTGTGTTGGAATCGGTGGGTTGACGCCCGATTGCGCAATTTGGGAAGATCAGTCAGTGTGTGATGATTGCGGTCAAAATTTCACCGATTCGATAAGTGCCACTTATTCAAACATAAGCATAACGCCGGTGTTGCCATAATGATTACAAAAGAAATTTTGTTGAGTAAAAGATGCTGTTATTGGAATGACCCGATCAATCCAAGCGAGCTTGGCGAAATGGTTGACCTAGAAGGCATACTCCCGATAACGATTGCCGGATTGTTTGAATTGAAGTGCATACCTGAAAGTGATAAACTTTGGGTGTTCCTGCGACTTATGGATCGTGCTCAAAGACGATTGTTTTCAAGGCGAGCGATGCTTGCGTCAATTGAATTTTGGGAACCGACGCGTGATATTCTGAACATTTTGGTTTCTGATGACCCTAGAGCATGGAGATATGCGCGAGATTTCATGCGCTTCAATGATGACGCGCGAGAAGCTAGAGAATTCTCTAGGGAATTCCTCAAGAGCGAAATGGTAAAGAACGCTTACTTTATACTTTCAGGTAAAATCGTAGATTGTTCAGATTATATGAGCGAGTTTGATCTTGATGGATCTTTACCCAATTGCCTTGATTGCCGCAACGGAGAACAGTGATGATATGAGCACGATTGTATTCAAAGACTATCAAGGCGAGTCGATCAAGGTTGACGGCAAGTGCTATTCATACATTGGTGAAGTCGAAGAAGACGTCACGAATGAGCCCGAAGACGTTGAAAACAATTACCTAGACTGCTTGGATTGCTTGGATTCTTTGGCTTCACCGTCGCCTTCACCGTCGCCTTAAACTAAAAAGGAAAATCAATCTATTCGGCGAAAGGTGCTGACTGGCCGTAAATAAATAAATTATGTGGTTTTATATCACGGCAAAACCGGCGCACTGCTGAAAGCGCGCCACAAAAACGGGAGAGAGTGAAAAAATGAAAAGTGAACCATTTACGCAATTGGAGATCGAAGCAAGTTACGACGGGCTTCGACACGGCAAGACCGTCCGTGAGTGCGCGTTGATTCATGGGCGCGGTATCTGGATGGCCTCCGAGCTTCGACGCGGGTTGTACGATCGCTACGGTGAAGACTTGATCCGGAAGACGATCGACAATTTCGTCCGGCCTAGCACCTTGACGATCGTCAAGAAAGCGACCGAGAAAGCAAAGAAGGTTTTGTCCGAGCCGTTCGATATTGAAACCAGCGACGAGGAAGCAGAGCGGCGGCAAAAGATTTGCAACGCATGCCCGAAACAAGAGCAAGGCCGGTGTACTTTTTGTGATTGCCCGACTGAGGATCTTGTACGCTTCCGTTTGGTCGACTGTGAGTTGGGGGCTTGGAATGATGCATAAGGGCGGACACATTGACGCGAAATCGCTTAGACGCGGAACGGTTGCGGTTGTCGGAAACTCTGATTTAATGCTTGCGAATCCCATGGGGCGCGAGATTGACAGTCACGACTTCGTGATCCGATTCAATCGAGCATGGCCCAATATGGCGAATCAACGAATGTTCACCGGAAGAAAAACGACTCACATGAGCTTGGTTATTCGACGCGGTTACGGACCAATGATCAAACGAAACCCAAGGATTCAGTTTTTCCTTCCAATGCCGCCACCAGTGAAATTCGTACCGGATGAATGCAAGAAATTGCCTTGTATTGCGTCTGTCGTCGTTGCTGAGACGCAATTAGCCATGAAGACGCGCCGTCGGCCGTCTAGTGGCATGACGGTGCTTACATGGCTCCTGAGAGAGTCTGACTGTCTCAAGATCAGTATTTTTGGGATGGACGGCATGCAGAGCGGCAAATGGTACGAAGACAAGCCCCATTGGGTTGGTCACGACAAGAAAGCCGAAGCCAACTATCTAAAAGAGATCCAAAACGACAAACGAGTAGTGTTTTACCAGCCATGACCGACCAAGAACAAAAACAATTCCTCGACGGCCTTGAGGACGGCTTAGTGCCGAATGAGATAATCGAGGGCCGCACGAACGGCATTAAGATTTTGCAATCACTCCGGAAGCGAGTCGGCAACGGAACTTTCCGGACGATCATGCACCGGCTTGTGATGCCAAACCGAATGGCGCGCAAACTGGAAAAGGAATGCGGCTACGTTGAGACGCAAGAGCAATACAAAGACCTTGAGCGCCGAATTCTTCAATCCCTTCAGTCTATCCGGTTGCAGGTGAAAAAGTGAAGAACATTACAGTTTTGGCGGTGAAGTCCGTCACGGGTTCAGCGTTTATTGATCAGCTCGAAGAAATGTTGATTGAACGATTTGGTGCTGGTGAGATCGATATGCGCCGGTACCTTTGCTCAAATGATTATTGGGACAAGTGGCGGCAAGCTTCGAATTTGATCACTTGGGGGATCAAGTGGAAAAGCGATCGGTACCGGAAGAAAACCCGAGCCTACCCGAAGCAGAAAAATACGCTGTACGTCGAGAACGGTTTGATGAAGCAAGGCGTTGGCTTTTATGTCGATCACCGTGGCTACTTCTGCGATTCGTCGATGGTTCTCGAGGAAACAAACAAGTCGCCGTATACAGCGGCCGAGCTTTCTTGGCTCGAGTCATTTATTAAGCGTTCATGGAAATGGGGACTACGGGAAGACGACGGCGGATCCGGACGGTCCAATCTTGGTGGCGTTGCAGACAAACAACGACGCGCCAATGCGACACCACTTTCCGGCCGCACGGGGAACCAAGGGCCGCGAGTGCCGCAAACTGAAAATGCTGGAGCTCTGCCGCGAATACCTTCCGTACGATCGAGAAGTCATCATACGGCCGCATCCAAAAGAGCGATCGCTACCAAAGGATTTCGAGATGCCGGACAACTGGCGCGTTGAAAACAATGGACCTATATACCCGTTGCTTCCGTCGATCTCCGGATTGGTTGCGGTGAATTCGACGGTTGCGACTGAAGCCATGGGGATCAACATACCGATCGCCACTCTTGGCAACGGTTCGTTCGACAACACCGGCGCGACCCTTGATTGCTCCAAGGATCCGTCATTGATCGCCGGAGTCCTGTCGGCTGAGATCGATCGAGAAGCGCGAACGCGTTACTTGTGCGAGATCTTCAGAAATCACCAAGCGCCAAGAAAGAAGGCAAATGTTGCCGACTTTCTTAATCGATCGACTTCGATTGCAACTTGGATGGATAATCTTCACGACACAGATGGAAAACCTTCATACCGAAACGAATCGGAGGACAAGAAAGAGGACACACAAATCGTGCCGAAAAGGCCAAATGCGAAAAGACGGCGCAAAGCCGTAAAGTTGAAAACATGCGTTTATTGCGCAAAAGATACAAGAGATACGGGTTGCGCACGTTGTAAGTGCCAACACTGCAAACAAAGGAACTGCTGAGAATGAAATACCTACTGATTTTAACCATTTTGATTACCGGCTTCGGTTGCGACTTTCGCGCCAAGGAAGTCGAATATGCTGACGTTCCGGAACCGATGGTTGCGCCGTCGATCGAAAGCGTCGGTGAAGCGGCCGAAGATATCTCGACCGTTACGAAAGACTTAGGCGGCGTTGCCAAGTCGATCACGACGACAACGGTTGCGATCGAGAAGAAAGACGACAAGCGAAAGATGGTCAAGGAAGTGAACCAACTTAGGCGCGAGGTTCCGAGGATCGAGAAAAGTCGAGACGAACTAACCGGCGTTACCGCATCGCTGATCCATACGCAAGCGGAATTAAGCAATGCTCAAACAAGGCTCGAAGAACTTCAGCAAATTATCGCTAGTGATAGGCGAATCATTGAAGAACAGAAAGGCGAGATCGCAAACAGGGACGAAAACATTCGTGAACTTGAAGCTGAAGTCGGAAAGGCAACTAAGCGAATGTTGACGTGGGCTATCTTGGCTGGCGTTGTCTGCATTGCGGTTTGCGCTATGCTGGTGTTCAATGGCAAGGGCGGTATAGGACTTGGCGTGTTTGGCGTGTTCTTGATCGTCGGAAGCACGGCCGCGAGCTTTATTCTTTCGCACGCTTGGATTGGTGGTCTTGCAATTATGTTTGCCGTCGGCGTTGTCGGCTACAAGATTTGGGAGCTTTGTCGATCGAAGCGCGGGAACAAGGAATTGGTCGCTACGGCCGAGAAGCTGAAAAAGCACCTTGAGCCTTCCGAAAGAGTTGAAGAATTTGGCGACTTGGTTGGTGACGGCCAAATCGGGATGATACAATCGGAAGGCACGAAAGCGATCGTCCGAGAAGAAAGAGCAAAGTTGCGCGGCCTCGTAACCGAGATTGTGCCGCGAGAAAATAGAACATAAAGGGAAGTGCCATGCCAGACGAGAACAGCGCATCAAGCACGGATACGGATCACCGCCTCGAGGTTAGTTCGTATTTGAGAGAGCTTGTTGCAGGTCAAACCGAGATGAAAGAACGCTTGGGTAGACTTGAAAACATTGTTGACGGCGACGAGCCGAAGAACATTGCCGGTATCGGTGAGCGCGTTCGTCGGCTTGAAGGGAGTGTCGCCCTCGTCTGCAAGGCGGTTTGGTGCGTTGGCATCGCCGCCGTGATTGGATTCGGCAAGGCAGTTTGGCTTGTCGTAACTTCAGGAAGCCACACACCAAGTCCATAGACATTTTTGCCGTTCTCTCCCGAGAAGCAAAAAACGAACCCCGTAACGGTCAGCGGCGTTACGGGGTTCACTTTTTTCAAATTGGATCGCCTACCCATTTGAATCTTACTACCGAGGGCGATTCTCGATTTCGATTCGGGCCTTGCCGCGCTCCACTAAACGGCTTGCCGGTTTTTTACGTCGCGACCGGTGAGGACTTACGCTTCCACTTGTTTGGTGTCTGACGTTGGCTTTCGCCGGTGGCACCTACTTGTGGTTTGTAATGGTGACTCAAGGTAGAATCGAACTACTTCAAATTCGCTTATTGATATCGTTTCCGCGAATCCTACGGGACCAACTCTATGGCTTGCCGTGGGGTTAAGTACTGTGACCCCGTTTTTCGACAAATTGCACCCACTTGAGACATTGTTTTTATCTGTTAAGTGACACGACCGGCGAGTTTCTACGGGTGAAGGTTCGGCCCCAATTGGTCTCGAGCGTGTTGCCCTTGATCGTGAATTCGGGATTGGTTGATCCGTTCAGGAAGACCTTGTCGCCGACTCTGTGATATGTGAAAGACTTCTTAACTCGTCCACTTATCACGCTTTGACAGGTTCTCGAGGTGACGAATCTAAACGTTTGCTTCGGGTGAACCCAATCGCCAACGAGCGTATCGACTTCAGTGACTTCAAGGTCCATGACTCCGGAAAGCTCGACGGCAATGTCGGCGACTCTGCTTTGCTGGCATACGACAAGCTCTTGATATGCTTTCTTGAGCGTTTCGCGCTCTTGGATCGCCGGTTTGTACTTGAGTACCCAAGCACCGTGTTTGGACTCTTGAGCGGCGTAAGCGGCCTTGCGTTGGGCAAGCGTGCCGCGAAACTTGAACGAGTCGGGGTGCTTTTCCGGTGTTTGCTCAAGATCTTGGATCGTATTCGTCAGCTCGACCCCACGGTTGCGGATTTTTTCCATTAGTTCGAGACGGTCAACTGCGAACGAGTTGATTGCCGTTGCGGCGATTGCGAGTAGTGCGAATAGCTTTTTCATCTTTCGACCTCCATTTGTTGTCGTGTCTTTAAGTTAAGACGACATTTTGTCGTCTTCTACAAATCATAATAGCGCAATCGTTGTTGTTGTAAAGCTTCTTTTAGAAATTTTATCTTGTTATCTGGATTCTACCCTTGAGCATCAAGGTAATTTCGCTTGCGATCTGAGACGGCGTTTCGTCCGATACGCGCAAGTCGAATCGCTTTGGCGGCGTGAAGATCTGGTNGGTGTCTTTGTAGCGGCCTTCCTGAATGCGATCGTGCCAAATAATGAAGTCAGCGTCGCCACCCTTTTCGAATTCCTGAAATGTTTCTTCAGTTGGGCAGATGAAATCACAGATGCAGACAAGACCAGCCTTCTTGGCCTTGTCTGCAAGGAATCCCATGGCATAGGCTTGTTGGCAACGGGCTTCAGGTCCAAAACCCAAATGCTTATTGATCGAGTTCCGGATCTCGTCAGCGTTGTACCATATTGCGACGCGGTGTAGTCGGTTCTCAAAGGCGTAGACCAATTCTCGCGCCAATGTTGTTTTCCCACTTCCGGCCATTCCCATAACGAGAATCTTCAATCCTTTTTCTTTCATTCCTTCAGTACCTCAACTTCGTTTTCGAAGACGTAGCTTGTGTCGCCTTCTTGGTTCTTGATTGCGTACCGCTTCATTTTGGAAAGCGGAGAGTTTACTTGTTCGACGGCGGGTGACAGCACAGCGTCAAACACCTTGCCCTTCTTGATGCCATTGTAGCGCGATCCCGCAATGCTTTTCAACATTCTTATCTTCATGGTCGTTTAATCCCCTGTAGTATATTGCCGACGATATTAAATCGGTGAGACTTAATCTTCGCGATTTTGTTGCTGATTGGGTTCACGCCGTTTGGTTCTGTGAAGTCGGCCCAAAATTGACCGCCGTTATAGATGACTGTCGCCACCACCAAGATAGGATCTTCACCGTCTTTGGAATAGTTGAAGCTGATCTTGTCGCCCTCATAAGCGTAAACGCCGGAACTGTCTTGAAGGCGTGACTTTCGCTCGATGCGATAGCGGTCCTTTTCCGGTGGCGGTTGCGGGTCTTGTTCGAATCCCCATTGTAGCTCACCCCATTGATCGATCGAAGCCCACCAAGATCCTACGCCACGGCTGAAGTATTCGCCAGCATGGAAAGCTTCCTCACCCTCCGAGGTGCAAAAAGGCTTTAGTATGGCGATTCTGTATCCGTTTAAAATCATTTTGTCGTGTCCTTTTGAAAGGTCGCCCCGCGTCGAAGTTTCTCAACCGTATTACCGAAAGATTCGAGAAATAAGATTCGACGACGCGGGGCAAATTGTTATTTGTTTAGTGCTTCAGTAACGCCTTCGGTCAATTCCTTGAGTCGCTTGATTTTCGGGTGCTTTGCGCAACCGATTTTCTCTAGTAGGGCAATCGCGTCGATCGCGGCGGCGTTCAATTCCTCGAGCATTGCGGTTGAGTCGTCGAGCTCTTGAACAGTGGAACGGCCGACTTCGACGGCACGGTCGATAGTTTCCATTTGGTTGTCGCCGGACAAGTCGACTTGGAATTCGACTTCAGTCGACATTTCGCCTTCAGAAATAACGCCTTGAGCAAATACACTTCCGATCGAATCGCGATTTTCTAGTTCCTTTGAAGCAAGAAAGTCGTCTTTTGGGACTGCCGTTTCTGGAACGTCGAACAATTTCAGGTCCGGTTGAGTCACCGTCAACGGCTGGTCGACCTTCCCGACGGTTGTTGCGGATTGCTCGCGTTGAGCAATGCGTTCTTCCTCGCGTTTTTTCTCGCGTTCTTCTGCTTCTTTGGCGCGTTCTTCTGCTTCCTTTGCGCGTTGCTTTTCTTCTTTTGCTTGCTTCTCTGCAAGCTCTTGCTTCAGTCGAGCGTTTTCAATTTCGCGTGCGGCTTGTTCTTTTGCCTTGCGATCGATTTCGGCTTGGCGTGCGGCTTCTTCTTCGCGCTGAATCTTTTCCTTTCGGAGCCGTTCAAGTTCCGCTTGCTCGTCTTCGATTCGCTTTGCTTCGATGATCATTGCGTCGAGAGCGGCAAGAGAAGCAACCTTATTGGCTTCTACTTCCTCGTCGCCGTCGCTTTCAATGGCATACAGGTCGTTATGCTTGACCTTCAGGACAGCCGACCCATTCAGTGGGCTAAAGTCCGTTAGAACGCATTTAGAGAGCTTTTCTTTTCGAATTGCTTCGCGTTCTTCGATTGCCTTGATCGGGACAAGGTGAACGTTGATCATGTCGGCGACTACTTCTTTGTACTCACCGGCCTTTTTGTCGACCTTGCGGCCGTACTCAAGAGCGTCGGCCTTTGCTTCCTTTCGAGCGGCTTCAATACCGGCGTTTACGCTTCGCAACTTCCGGATATGAGAACGAGCGTCCTTATTGCCTTTCTTGTCTTCGTAATCGAATACGGTTTGTTCGTTGATCTTGGCGAATTCCGCGAGCTCGTCGGCGGCTTTTTTGAATTTCAGATCGATAAGTTGTTCGGCGGTGACTTCAGCCGGTTTCTTTTCGACGATTTCTTCCTTGCTCATTTTGTCGTGTTCCTGTTTTGGGTTGTTGTTTACTTTTTGAAGCCGGTGACGGTTTTTAGCCGTCGAGTTTCATGGGTAATTCCTTTGGTTTGTAAATTCTCGTTTCAACGAGTGGTTCAGAGTTGATACTATGGCGCAAGTTCCGCATAAGTAAAGAGGCTTTAGACTTTTTTTCTTGTTTGGCGCTGTTAATTATGCCGTTGATCGTGTGGGCCTTCTTTAGCCCAAATCTCATATCCGGTGTATCCGTTTCCGCCGTTGATAGTTCTGTAAACGACTTCACCGTCTTCATATTGCGGTGCTTCATTTGGTAGTCTTTTGGCAAGTGATCGTGCGATTTCTCTTGGTGACTCACCTTGCTCCATATCTGCTTCATCCACTTCGAGGAATTTCTTGTAACCGTATTGCATCAATACCGCGTGCGGTCGTTTTTTTCGATCCCTGAATCCGCCTCGTGATTTGTTGAATGTTTGATAGGTTCGAACTCTCATGATTCTTTATCCTTGAGCAAGCCGAGTTTTTCAAGCTCGTCAATCAATCCGCATGTAACAAACAAGCCGTGACCACCGTTGATTGCTTCAGCGATAATCTTCATGGCATCCTCGACGCAATTGTATTTGGCCCACTTGTCGCCGTCCCGACCTCGAATGACGAGAAGATTATCCAACGCTTTGATTGCGTTGAAATAACTTACCTTGAACCGCGCGATTTCATTTCTCTGATTTCTCAGGACTTCGTTTGATTCGTCTTGGAAATTTTTCAGATCTGATCTCAGCCGTTTGATTTCCGCCTTTTGATTTTCGTCGGCTTCCTTCCATAGGGCCATGGTTTCATTGTCGACGAATTCGCCGTCCCTAGCGTCATAATGTCTTTGGTGATTGCTCATACTTTCACTTCCCGAATAGACTGATTTAGCGAAACTATTATCATGTCTTTTTGCTCCAAGACAAGGCGAACGAGCTTGCTTGGTTCCGTTCCCATGGGGCCATGTTGCTCGACCATGGAGTCAGAAAGGTCAAGCTCGTTAATGACGTCCTCGAGAAGGTTGCCACGGCGCTCGACTTCCTTCTTGAGTTTAGAGATTTCGGTTGCTTTTGCGTCGTTTAGCTGATCAGCCAAGCCTATCGCATCGCTGAAGGTTTTAGTGTTGTCTGAAACGCGTTTACGAAGGGTTTCGATTGTTCGCTCTTGCTTTTCGATCAGTTCTTTTTGCTTCATTTTTTCCCCTCTAGTCGAAGCCGTTCGATTTCCCGCTTGACCTTCCGCCAATAGTCGTCGGTTGAGTTCCGTTTCCATCCCATTGGTCCGCCGTTCCAGCAACGAGCGTAATACTCATAGCTTGGTGTTTTGCCGGTGTTCTTTTGGTATGATTTTGCGTAGTGGTCGAAGTAGACGCGAGCTATGCTTCGACTCGTTGAGGTGAATTTTCGATCGTTGAGCGTGAATCGAAACTTGTCTTTTTTCAGCTCAAGAATTCGGTTGACGTCGTCGACCATTACGGGCTGGATTTGCATTGGACCGATAGCCAACCCGTTATCACCGACGGCGCTGTGATCGCCACCGCTTTCAACCATAGTGATAGCGGCGAAAAGTAGAACCCAATCAATCATTGTCGTCACCCAATTGATTGCGAAGTTCGTCGAATCGTTTCGTTTCGTCTCCGGTTAGAGTTGCGGCAAATTCTTCACTGCATTCATTGTAAAGCTTATCACCGAAATCTATGGCCTTTTTCAGTAGTGACTTATAGCGGTCAACGGCATTGATCCACTTTTGTTTTGCGTATTCGAATGCTTTCTTTTCGTCCTTGAACCAGCGTTCACCTTCGCTATGCTTATGTGTTCGGCGAACGAACTCTTTTTTGCTCCAATTATCAAGGTTGATAACCATTAAGGTTTTTTCGGTTTCTTCGACTGCTTCTTTTTTATTTACTCTCACCGAGTAATTATTGAAAGCCACTTGATAGACCGTGAAGGACTCGCCGTAATCTTCCCGTGTTTTACGCTTCTTTTTCATTGTTGCCGTGTCTCCAATCCTTGATTTTTTGTTCGTTGGTAAGATAGCCACCCATGACCTTTTTGATGAATCCGTGGCGGACTAGCTTGTTGAATGTCCGGAGCTCCATGTTGTCGGGTTCGAGAGACATTTCCTTAATGTCTTGGCGCTCGTATACGAAGCTCTTATCCATCTTCAAGAGGATTGAACGACCCTCGTCAGATAGAGGCGGCATAAGGTTGTTCACGGACTCTTTCGTTTCCCAATCTGGAGCGAATTCGGGTGCATGCTTCAGACACAATTGATAGAGCAAAAGCTTTGCCGATTCTTGGATTGGAAAGCGTTCCTTTTCCCAACCTTGAAACTGCCGACGGCCAATCCCGATATAATCGGCCATGGTTTGTTGAGAAACGCCGAAGTACTTCCGTAGTTTGTGAAGCGGTGTCTTCTCTTTGTCGTCTGGATTGTTGCGGCTCTTTTTCAGTGATTTTTCAATGCATGGTTTGCAGGTGAAAACCTTTGATAATCCGGAACCTTTCACGGTTACGCATTTCTTGCAATAAGCCGGTCCCTTGTTTGAGCATTTTTCTGTCTGGCACTGGTAGAGATCGAAAGAAGATCTTAGATCGCCACAGCTTTTACACGGTCGTTTCATTGTCGCGTCCTTTGGTTTTTGGGTTGTTGTTGGTGGCGAATTGCCGTTGTGATGATTATAATAGCGCGACCCACTCGCATTGCAAGTGGGTCACACGACTTTTTTTAGTAATAAGTTGGCGCATAGCTGTAAGTAGGGCGCAAAGGGCGCTCAATTACTGCTGTAGCGCGGCAGAAGTCGCAATCCGGTTGTTCACAACGCGGTGCGGGTCTCTCTCCGGACTTCCAAGCCAAGATATTCACGAGGTTTTCTTCGACTTCTTTTATGCGGCCGTCTAGGTGTTGTTGATCCGTGAATTGGATCCAAGACGGCATAGACGGTTTTTGCTTTGAAAGGCCGAAGATATTGGGCGTAAGCAATACGTTTTCGTTTTCCTTGATACCAAACTGATACAAGGCCGACTGCCGTTCATAATCGTAAACCTCGAACCATTGAACGTAACGCTTTTTCTTATTGTCCCACTTTTCCTTGAAGTCGGCCATGAACTTCAGATCATCGAATTGGTTGTCTTGAATTCGAAGATTGTCAATCATGCACTTCCACCAAATTCCGCCAAGTTGGAAGGTGTAGATGATTTCCGATTTTCCCTTGTCAATACAGTCGACAAAAACCTGTTGCCGTTCGTAGCCTTCAAGCGCGGTTTCGATCCAAGCGAACTTCGATTCAAATACGCGTGGTTCTGGTGGGATCTCGTGACCGGCATCGACGATAGCTTCTCGCATAGTGTCGCGTGACTTCATCTTGCCCTTGAGATCAACGCCTAGCTTTGCACCGAGATCCTTCCAGTCTTTTACGGAACGCTCTAGCGTCTTCTTTACGCTTGGGTTGTCGATCTCGAATTGCTCGAGTTCTTCAGGAAGCAATACGGCCGTATGGGCGTACCGTCCGCCAATGAAGTGATTCTTGTCGTCTACTTCTTCGTAGATTTCGTTTTCGATGGCAAATTGCTTTGCCGCGCATTTTTTCCAGTTGCCATATTGGCTGTTGCTCATGAACAGCCGGTTGGCTTCCGGAGAGAAGTAATTCTCTCGAGTGAGTACCATTGGCGCGCTCATGTTAAACGGCCCCCTGAATCTGGCGCTTGACGCGTTTTACTTCTGCTTTGGCGAGCTTGTTCAAGTATTCCTCAACTGAACAATCAACGATTTCGGCAAGGCGAACGAAAGAACTGTCGACGGATACCGTGAACGTGCTGGTAATTTCGTTGTCTTCTGATTGTGGTTCTGGAGTGCTCACGGCTTCCTTGTTGGGTTCCTGCTTGGTTTCTTTGTTTGTCGTCGGGTACAGTTTTGATTTTCCGGAAGAAACGCGACGCGTTGCCTTTCCGTTTGCTTTTGATAGCAAGTCTTGGTCTTCAGTGTCGAAGATCAATTTGTCATAGTCTCGCGGCTTGACTTCGGTGTCGGTGATATTGAGTTTGAAAGCCCAATCGCGGATACTGTTTGGATGGCGAACGAATTGCTTTGCTAGTTGATTGATTGATTTCTTCATGTTGGTTTCCTTGTCGTTTCTGGTGGTAGGGTTGGAGAGAGACGCGCGGCAGTATAGCCGCGCGCCGTCTTTGTTTAGAAGGGGATTTCGTCGACTTGTCCGCCACCTGCACCGCCTTGCGGGAATTCTGGTGGTGGAGGGATATCGCCGATATCGGCCGGTTGTTGCGGTTGTCCACCACCACCGGAAACCAATTGGATGCGCCAACCCTGCAAGGTGTTGAAGATCTTCTCAACGCCGTTTCGATCGGTCCACTTGCGGCCCTTGATATCGAAATGGATCTGAACTTCTTGGCCTACCTTGAAGCCGTCGAGAAGATCGGTGCGGTCCTGAACGAATTGGAAAACAACGAATTCGGGATATTGGGGGTTGGTTGTGAGTTCGAGAACGATATCGCGTTTGCGGAATCGATCGCTGATTTGTTGAACGCCGTCAATGCGTTCGACTTTTCCGGTAATGTCCATGCTTTATTTTGCCCCTTTCGTTGGGTCTTCGTCTTTTTGGTCGCCGTTTTTAGGTGCGGCCGGTGATTCGTTGTTCTCGAACTTCTCGCGCCGTACTTCCATGACGCGGTTCCAGTTGGTGTGCTCTTGGTTCAATGCGCTGTAGACCTTGCGAAGATCGGCGAATTCGAACTGTGAGATTTCGTCGGTACCGTGGCCCAAGTATTCAGCGAGCATTTTTTCGGTGACCTTGACTTCATCGAAGGCATCAAGAAGGCGCTTGCGAGCGGCTTCGGGGCTTTCCTTGAATTCGCCGTGTTGGGTGTTGTGAACGGCCATCAAAGCTTCCTCGCGAATATCGGGTGGAATGCAACGCAAGCCTTCATTGCGAACGGCCTTTGATACGGCGGCGGACTCTTTGATCATGAGCTCGTCGGCGGTTGCGGCAACGATGAAAACCGTTTGGCCGGTTGAGTTGGTTCGCTCACCCATGATCTGACGACCGCGAGCGTTTCGGCGTTCGATCGTTTTCGAGATCACGACTTCACGGCCGAATTGCGAGTTTGTCTCGAGATCGATAACGCTTACCATGAGACGGCGGACGTTAAGGTCTTCGAATACGATCGAGGTCTCGACGGTGAGATTGCCCCAAGCGTTGAGACAGCCTTCAGCAAAGCGCACAGACGGCCCTTCAATGAATCCACCGCCTTGCGGCTTGCGATATATTGCGTTAGCGGCGAAATGCGGCCGACGGCACATATTGAGAATCTTGCGGCGGCAATGATCCTCGTCGCGGGGGAATTGTTTCGCCATGACGAAAGCGGCTTCGCGCCGTGTCTTCATTGCTTGAGCGGCGGCTACTACGGCCGGATCGTTCCCGCGTTCAGTCAATGATTGCTGAACCGGTTCGACTGCGAGTGATTTGGTTGCGTCTTCCATTTCTAGTCTTCCTTGTTTGTGGGTTGTGGTAGGTCTTGTAGTGCGTCAAAAACGAAAAGTCCTGTCTTGACGTCGATCTTCTCAAAGAAGAAATTCGCCATTGCGTCGTCGTCGTCTTGAAAGGCGTTTACGATCAATCCGGCTTCAGGGTTCAGAATGAGATGGCCGGTCACGATATCGAGAGCTTCACAACGAAGCTCATAGATTATCGTGGCACTGTCTCTTGGTCCTAGCGCCGTTTGCTTTTGGTGTAGGACGATCTTGATTTTGATTATGAAACCAAGCTCATTTGTCCGTACAATGTTCTTTGTCTGCATCGTGTCTTGTTCCTATTTTGTTTCGGGTTGTTCCGTTACATCATTCAATATACGCGTCAGTTTCGCATTGNAANGCGCCGNAAATTAAAAAAGTCGAAAAAAGATNGACGATTNTNGTTTACATTACNAATTTATGTCGTATTGTTGANTCNTACCTAAACCAAAACAGGAGGTAAGAACACAAATGAAGTTCAGTAAAGAAGAAACGGCAGTTGCCAAGGCGGTGGGAAACCGCATTCGAGAAGCGCGCAAGGCCAAGAAGGTTAGCGCGTGTGATCTAGCGGACAAGATGACGGAACTTGGTTTCAAGATGAACCAAGACGGCGTTCTTCGCATCGAGAAGGGGATCGCGCGTTTGCCGTTCAGCTACTCGTTCCGGATCTTTGATCTTTTGAAGATCGAGATTGAAGAATTTCGCGCTCTTGCAATGGGGGCCGCGTGCAAAGTCAGCGACGAGGATCCAACCGAAGCGGATCCAGCGTAGGCACAAAAGAGCCCGTGGGCGGACACGACTCACACCCACGGGCAACAACCCAACTATTGGACGGATCCAATAACCATAAGGAAGTCACTACAATGACAGACTTTTTTTCTTTATCAAGCTCGATAAATAAAAATAGTCCAAGAAAAAAGATCTTCTTTTTCTTGTATTTGTTGGTTGAAGTTTTAAGAACTAAAGATATGATACTGAAAGCGGCTTGACTTGGTTTAGCTGACCGAGTGACAAGCAGTAGCTTGAGGAACTGTGCCGCTTTTCTTTTTCCTCTGTTTCCCTCAAGGAGCACCGTCATACCGTGAAGACAATAGAAAAGTCGATTCATTTCACGCGCTCCAAAAAAAATATATTAGGAGCACAAAAAAATGGATTCAATACCTTATTTCAGGTTTGATTGCGCACAGTGGTTGGCCGGAAAGATAAGCCGACGCTCATTCGAAGAAAAGGGTCTTCTTGTAGAGATCATGGTACTTGCACTGTCTAAGGGCGGTTGGATGCCGTGGGACAAGGTTGAACGTGAGGATTTCGCCGACGACAATCGGGTTGATCTCGATCACCTTGAATCACTCGTCGCCGGATTGGTTCGTCGCGGAATACTGATACTCGAAGATAATAAGCTATCAACCAAGTTCGTTTTGGAGACAAAGCAAAAGGTTTTGGACTTGCGCGAAAAGAGAAGCAAAGCAGGATCAAAAGGCGGTAGACCAAAAGCAATCCGAAAGCAATTGGAAAGCAATTGCTTTTCTGATGAAAGCAAAGAGGAAGCAAAAAAAACCAACGCTTCTAATACTAATACTAATACTAATTCTAATTCTCTTTCTAGTACTCTTTCTAATACTCTTGGACTGCCGATTCATCTTGGAGACCGCGAACCGCTTTACCGGAAATTCCTCGAGGTGTACACCGAGAACGGCGGCGGCATTCACTTGAACCCGAATAAAGTCCGGCAAGCGATCGGTTCAATGAACCCTACCGATTTGCAAGAGATCATCGATGCAATCCCTACGGCGGCGGCTCTGTGCAAAGAGCGTTGCGACTCGATCCCTTGCGGCTCGAAGTTCATCGCCGAGGGTCTTTGGACCATCAAGGCAACGCCGGAACAACTGAAGACGAAAGCAGACAGAATCAAAAAACCCAACGAAGACAAACACGACGGATGCATGAACTAATGGAAAAAATCACGATCAAATCGAAAGGCATGGCGGGTACTTGGAAGTTCTACTCGCCAAACGAAGCAAAGCCGAATCCGGCCGGTTATCACACGGTCAACTTCGATCAGCAGAAGGCCGAAGCTTGGCCGGAGAAGTTCCGCGTTGGCGGCTCGATTGCGTATTTCTTCAGCCCACCGGAGGAAAGCATTTTCCCCGAGACGGCCGAAGCGATCGACGACGACTTGGAGCTGAACCGGTTGAAGGAAAACTTGGCTGTTGCCAAGCTTATCGGCTACCAGCCGCGAATCGATTACCAGCAAGAACTACTTGATAGCCATATCGATCGGAGCTTGGGACTATGAGCGTTGACCAATTCAAAAATGAAGGCGCTGAGATTGGCGCGCTTGTCGGCTTGTTCAAGTCCCACGACCCGTTTGTCCTGTTGCCGCACTTGTCGCCGGAAGACTTCACCGTCGAGAGCCACAAGGGCGCATTTGAGAGAATGCGAAACATTGCCGAGGCCGGAGGCGAGCTAAAGAGCGACGTCGAAGTCCGCAACATGATGCGGGAATTCATGACCGGCGACACGAACCCCGTCACCGGCAAGCAGGTCGCCAAGACGCTCAAGAAGCTGACAGTACGCCGGAATGCATACGCCAAGCTCGAAGAATCGCTGTACGCGCTTCAGGATATGACGACGGACGCTTCCGAGATTTGCCGCGACACCATGACGACGCTTGAGTCGTTGCAGGGTCGAGATACCGCAACTCGCGGTCTGGTGACGATCGCCGAAGCAACCCGAAAGGTTGTGGCGAAATACGAGCAAGATTTGAACTCGACGAAAGACGGCTCGCAAATTGGATGGACAACCGGTTTTCCATGGCTCGACAAGATTCAACGCATGATGGCCGGAAACTTGTTTATCTTGGGCGGCAGAACCGGAACCGGTAAGACGGCGCACGCTCTTTCCATGGTTTCCGGACAGTTGGCCGAAAATGTCCGTTGCGCCTACTTCTGCCGAGAAATGAACGACACGGACTTGGCAATGCGGCTACTGGCGAACAAGTCCGGCGAGGATTCGCGGGATATTCAATTTGGCCGACCGGTTAAGGATCTCAATCAGTTTTCCTACGGCGTGAATCTGCTTCGTGGGTACGACGATCAGCTAGTCTTAGGCATGCCGAGAACCATCGACGAAGCCCTAATGTTCGCCAGAGAAGCGCGGGAGAAATACGGTACGCAAGTATTTTACTTCGACTACCTTCAGCAGTTCCGGACGTCGAGGGCAAACGCCTCGAAGCGGGAACAAATGATGGAAGTTGTTGACAAGGTCAAGGGATTCGCCATCGACAACGACGCGGCATGCGTCGGGCTCGCACAGCTCAACCGTGGAGCCGAGGAAGGCGGCAAGCCGATCCGGCCGCAAATGAAGCACCTGAAGGAATGCGGCGACTTCGAAGAATACGCCGACTCTGTTTGGCTTCTTTGGAATCTTCTCAACCAAGACAAATCACTGATCGTCGATGACTCGAGCGAATCGCAATTTTGGCTTGATTGCGATATCACTCGCCAGAAACGGCAATTGGATATGCGAACCGATACCGGCGACACTCGTTGCGCGCTGTACTGCGACAAGTTCCGGAACGGTGAACGCTTCCGCACGGTTCACGGCTTCGATGCCAAGTCTTCCCGCTTTTACCTCGAATCATCATACTAGGCCGTGAAACAATAATGAGTTTATCTACCTTTCACCTTGAGTACGAAGACGGCACCGACGGCGAATTCGCGGTGTGTTATCAATCCGACAATGGTTGGCGGGGCGATATCGTCGCCGGTCGTCGACCGATTCGCTTCGAGCCGTTCAAGCTAACCGTTAGCGACGAGCACGGCCAATACGTGGCAAGACATTGTTACGCCGTGTTTGTCGGGTCTGAAATACTCGCGAAGCACGGTCTTGGTTTCTTCGATGTTATTATCATTTCAGACCAAGGGGGTAAGCATGCCTGTTGATCTCACGATAGTCGGCGACATTCCGTCGAAGTCAAATTCCTATGAGCTGATCAAAATGGGGAAGCGTTGCGCCATGAAAAAATCGGACGCAATGACCGCGTACGAAAAGTGTTTCGCGCAACAGATCCTCAGAAAGCACAAGGCCAATTTTGAAGTTCCGGTTGAAGTCCGGCTCGACGTTTTCTTCAAGGATCGCCGGAAGGATCTCGACGGCGCTTTCAAGGGCGTATTTGATTGCATGCAGAGGGGCGGAATCATCAAGAACGATCGACTTGTCGAACGGATCGTTGCAGAACGACACATTGACAAGAAAATGCCTCGAGTGAAGATATCCGTTTGTGAGTTCGTTCCGTCGAATGAGCCGACGCTATTTGGTCCCACGGAACTCGAGCTCTTGAAGTGGGTGGAATTGAACGCGCCTTCACAGATTCGCGAGGCTTTGAAGGATAAAATTCTAGGTCAATAAGAATAAAAGTCGAAAAAAATTAGATTTGCGGCTTTACTTTGCGAGATAAGGCCGCATATTGATCCTTGTAAGCCAACAACCCAAACACGAGGACACGACAATGGTTATCAAACTCTCAGACAACGCACGCTTCCTACTCGACAAAGCAAACGAGTACCGGTGGGACGCAATGGACTTCCGGAACAACGGCGACGAAACGCGAGCAATTGCCTACCGTTCGACTTCGATCTGTTACGATGCAACCCTCGATCTACTGATTGAGAACGAAATGAATCCAAACAAGACGCTTCAAGATCTCGCTGTTGAGTTGCGTCGCCGCGAAACAGCCTTGCTCGCACTTTCCGAAAGCGAAAACAAAGACGAAATAATGCGCTTCCGGTGGAAGATTTCCTCAACGATCTTTGGCGTTCTTGCTCGCCTATTCGAGGGGGAATAAAAATGCTACGTCCACCGCATGACAGTTTTCAATTCTACCCGACTCCGGTCGCGATCGCTAACAAAATGGCGACAATGCTCAACAGCCGGAGCCAAATCCTTGAACCGTCGGCCGGTAACGGCGCTTTGGTTGAGGCGTACCGGCGAGTGATCGAGGGCGAATACCCTCGATCCCGTGCGGACATTTACGTTTGCGAAGTCAGCGAAACCTTCCGCCGACAGCTCGCCAATGATGGAAGCATAATTTTTGGCTCTGACTTCCTCACGGCGGATATTGAGGGCCGACGCTTCGACGGTATTCTCATGAATCCCCCTTTCCACGGCGCATACAAGCACATACGGCGCGCCGTCGGCCTACTCCGGCCCAAGGGTCGACTTGTGGCTTTATTGCCAACAGGACAGCTACGAGACGACAGTTCGCAACTCTCCAAGATCCTAAGCGGCTTCAAGGGCGTAAAGATCACCCGAGAAGGTAGCGCCTTTATTAACTCCGATCGCTCGACGGTTATCGACGTTTCAATCGTCTGCATTGAGTACCAAGAGGAATCCAGCCGGAAGTTCAACACTTGGGAGAACCTGAAAAACAAATTCCGCGAGAAATTCGGCGACGAGCCGCAAGAGGAAGGACTTGTCGCGTATGATTTCTTGGTTGATCTGGTGGCGCGTTATCGGGCTTCCCGAGAAGCCTACAAGGCCGTTCACGATTCAACAGCCGAGCTTTTCGAATGCTTGCCGGTTGCCTTGAGCGAGGGGGTTGTCAGCCGTCCCTCAGAGTTTAATACTTTTGAGCTTGAGTTGCGTCGCTCTTGCTGGAATCGGGTTTTCAACGAGACCCAAATCAGCTCATATATGACGACCAAAATGAAGCAAGAATTCAAGGAATTCACCGATAAGCAAGGCCGATACGATTTCACCGTCGACAATATCAAAGAGCTTTTATTGAACCTGCAAATGAGCATGAATCAGATTCGGGAACGGGCTTGCGTCGAGGTTTTCGAGATGATGACGAGCTACAGCGAGCATAACAAGTGGCAGGGGTGGAAAACGAACAAATGCGGCAAGGTTGGCAAGCGCGTAATCCTTCCGAATTGGAGCTCGCTAGATTGGGATAAAAAGCATGTTTCGCTTGCTTATCATGCGGCAGAATACGCCGACAACCTTGAAAAGGCTTTGTGTCTTCTCACCGGCCGAGATCGCGTCGCCGTCACTGAAAAGTGGATGGCTAAGACCGGCCAAGATATCACCCACAGAACCGAAAGCGGCAAAGCCTATGCTCGTTCTTCCGTGTCGATCGTTTTCTACAGCAAAAAATTCAATTCTGGCGAGTATGTCGAAACCGAATTCTTCAAGATCAAGCTGTACAAGACCGGAACGGCTCACCTAGTTTTCAATGACGAAAAAATCCTTGCAGATCTAAACGAGATCGTACAGCGTGGCGCAAGGGCTATCGGCACCGACTAAGAAAATAGAAAAAAATTCTTGCAAGTTGAGCTTGTAGCGCAATTGTAAAACCACCCAACAATTAGGAGGCAATTTTGAAAATTATTAACTTGGGTCTTCCAAAGACCGGCACAACGAGTCTTGAGCGCGGTCTTTTAAAAAAGGGTTACCGTGTTTGCCACGGCCCTTACCCGATCGCCTTGAATGGCAAGACGACCAGCCAACAACTAGACGAGATTGACGAGAAGTACGACGCGCTTCTCGAGTGGGTTGGGCTTTTCCCGATTGACGTGGTTTTATCAAAATGGCCGGACGCGATCTATCTGAACACCGTTCGCGCTTATCCGGATTGGATCGACAGTTGCCGCCGACACTTTCGGGCTTCACCGTCTAAACGAGTCCGACAGGGTCGTATGTTGCGGTTTGGCACTGCTAAGTTCGACAAATCCGTTATGGCAGATTTTTTCGACGACCACATTGCCAACATGAACCGGATTGTATACGGTGAAGGGATCATCAAGGTTCGAAACCTGTACGTCACCACCGGAGACACAATTAACGACCTAGATTCAATAATCGAACCACACAAGGCGATTCGACAATTCCCGCATGCTCGCAAGGGGCGGCGGTGAAATGTCGACGGTTCTTGATACCCTTCACGAGTTCCATAGGCCGAGAATTGCGGTCGTTGGCAATTCCCCACGGATCCTAGAACGCCAAGACGGCGCTTTTATCGACGGGCATGACACGGTAATACGATTCAATTTTGCATTGCCGGATGATTCGAACGCCGCAAGCATTGGCCGACGAACTGACGTGATGATTGCCGCCAAGTCAATCACCAGCCGGAAGAACCAGAACGGCACGATAAAGCAGATGCGCGCCGAAAACCCCAAAGTCAAATTGATTTGCCGAGCCGGTCACCGTGCGGCAGATTTCCATTTTCCTCCACACTTGAGCCGACGACTTACACGCCAATGGGGGGCAGAGCCCTCGAGCGGCTTAATGGTGCTCTATTTGCTTCTTGGCGAGACCAAGCCCAAAAAGGTCACCGCGTACGGATTCGACGGACTCAAGACGCGGCCGTACTACCGTCGCGGCCCCGTTCATAGCGCACGCCACAAACCAGCAATCGAGCAAGAAAAGCTCGCAGACTTCGACAGTTCAGAACTTTTCGAGATTATCAAATATGACTGATAAAATCAACATAGTTTGCAGTTGGAGGCCTTCCGAAGATTTCCCGCTTGAAACCGTCCTGAACTTGTTCAAGGGTTGCCGGATCGCTATGGGCGATCGTGAATTCGATTTTCATTGCCTCACGACTCATCCCGAGGAAATTCCTTTCCCAATCTTGGCGCACGAATCAGAGCATCCCGAGTGGGTAGGCTTTTGGTCCAAGATTGAGCTTTTCAAGCCGAATCTATTCACCGGCACCGTGATCTACTTCGATCTTGATACGATCGTTCAAGAGATCCCGTCAATTCCATTTTGTGGCGATCGCTTTTGGATGATTCGAGATCTCAACCGACGGCGGCGAATTGCAAGTGGTGTGATGGCGTGGAGCAACGACTATTGCGCGCCGATCTATCACGATTTCCTTCGTTGGCATGATGAAAAGCACTTGCCGGTGATGCGCCGGAGCCGCAAGAATCGCGACAAGCGAGGCCGCGAAGCCTTTCCAGACAAGGGCGATCAGCAATACATTTCCCGACGGATCGAAGAACTTGGCNTAAAAGTTTCCAGACTTCAAAATATTTGGAACGTTTGCAGTTTCAAAAAGCATATCAGATCCGGAATTGTCAAAGGCCACGGAGAACACGTGATTTGCTTCCATGGAAACCCACGACCACAGAACGCCAATCACCCGCTAGTGATTCAACATTTAAAGCGCATGCAGGAAACACCGATATGATCCCCAACTACAACCTTCATCATCAAGACTTTCGAGCGGCCGCGAATCGTGAACCGGCTTCTTGCTTCCATCGCCGAGGAAGTTAGAATTCAAAAATCAGCCTATTATCGTCGTTGACGACGGCCGCAAGCCCACGGAATTAAACTTACACGGCCTTACCGGCGTTCGTGTCATCAATCTACCGTTCGACGTCGGGTTGTCTGCCGGTCGCAACGCTGGCGTTGACGCATGCGAAACCGAGTATTTTGTGACGCTCGACGACGACTTCATATTTGGAAAGCACATTCACCAAAGTTTGATGATGATGCACCAAGCCGTTAATGAGCGCGGCCGCGATATTTGCGGCGGCGGTGTTGTCGGTCAACCAATTTCGAGCGGTGTTTACCGTCGCGAGTATGTCGGAGAAAAAAGCGCGATCGTTCTCCACAAGGGTCACCACCTGAAGCGAATCTCAGAGAAAGGATTGCCCGACATTGATTGTTGTCACCATATCCTGAATTTCTTCCTTGCTCGAACCGAAGTCGTTCGCGCCGTTCGATGGACTGACGCAATCAAGATAGGCCTCGAGCATCCCGATTTCTTTTATCGTTGCACGCTTGAAGGATATTACGTCGGCCGCGTTTGGGGCGCGTCGATCGATCACGAGCAGGACCGAAGCAACCGGTTTTACGCCGCTTTCAGGAAGAAACGCGTTAAGAGGTTCACGCCGATCGCATTGAAGAACATGAAGGCCGACGCGTACGCATATCGATCGAGATCCGGAAAAATCGGGCGAATTTGGGGCGATCGCATGGACCTTTCAAATGCCGACCGTTCGCACCTAATTACTCCGAAGTGGGACTAATGAGCTACCAAATAAAATTCACCACAGTTCAGCGGCGAGTCGGCGACTTGATCCCCATGGCGATCAACCCGCGACAAATGACCGTCAAGGAAAACGACGACCTTGAAAAATCCATGGCGAAATTCGATCTTGCCGAAATTCCTGTGATCAACACCGACAATACGATCGTTGCCGGTCACCAAAGAATTCGGATCTTGATTGCTGAAGGGCGAGCCGACGAAATGATCGACGTCCGACTTCCTTCGCGCGATATGACTGAAGACGAGGTAAAAGAGTATTGCGTACGATCGAACGCCAATCGTGGATCTTGGGATTTCGATTTTCTCGCAAATCACTTCGAGGCAACCGAGCTCGTTGATTGGGGATTCGAGCCCTTCGAGCTTGGAATCGTCGAGCCGATCGTGATCGAGCCAAACGACAACGACGAGAAAGAACCCGACAAAGAACCCAAAGAGACGACAACCCAAAAAACCGACGACTTTCAAGTCGTCGCTATGTGCTCAAGCGAAGAACAACGCATGGAGCTCGTAAAACACCTAGCCAAAAAAGGAATTGACTACCGATGAAAACCGTTCAAAAAATGGATCTTGCAGAGTTCCAAGCCTACTGCCACAAACAATCTTTTGATGCCGGTTGGTATTGTTGCCCGTATACTCTTGAGGTCAACGTNATTAAGAATTTCGGGGAACAGATTTCCTTGATTCACTCCGAATTGTCCGAAGCACTAGAGGCAAATCGCAAGGGGTTGAATGACGATCACATTCCAGACAGATTAGGCGAGGAAGTTGAACTTGCTGATGCGGTTATTCGGATTTTTGATTTGGCCGGTGCTCGAGGTTACGATCTAGCCGGTGCAATTGCTGAAAAACTGGCATATAATAAGAGCCGGAGTGATCACAAGCTAGAAAATCGAAAAAAGGAAGGCGGTAAGCTCTTTTGAATGAGGGAAAGAAAACGAAAAACAAAGCCAACACGAAACCGGAATCGACGCGTAAGGATAAAGGCCGAAACCAAAATCCCCGTCGAGGCCGTGATATTAACGCCAGAGCCACAAACATTTGAAGAATTTATGAGCATTTGGAACACGCCACTACCAAAGAAATACAAAGACCTTCCAGACGGAAAAAAGGAAGTTATTGAAACGATCATTGAATTGATCATGAACGGAAGCACAACCGGCGAGGCTTGTAAGCGCGTCGGTTATTCCGTTACTGCTTTTTGGCGCGTGAGAAAGAAATACCCAGAGCTTCAAGAAATTGTCGATAGCGTCAAAGAGATCAATACAGAAATCGTCGAGGACGCACTTTTCCGGTCTGCCGTTGGCTACGATTACGAGACCACCAAAGAAGTCCAGAAGGGCAAGCCCAAGACCACGGAGGGCGGCAAACAGGTATTGGAAGACGTTACCGTCACGATCGAGAAAACGAAACATGTCGTTCAGCCAAATACCTCCGCTTGCATGTTTTACCTGAAGAACCGGTCGAACGGTCGTTGGCGATCCGATCAGCATTTGATTGTCGAGACCAACAACGGCGGCGGACGCGGCCAAACCATCGACGTCACGCCAGAACAACGCGACGCACAGAACCGAGCCGTACTTGATCGACTCGACCCCGACACCCGTCGCAAGTTCGTTCTTGCCATGATTGATGACACCCAAGATGAAGATAGAGGATAACCGTTTTGTTGGCGCTCACTACAGATCAACTTTCGATGATTAGAGAAGGCGTTCAGGACGATTTTCGTTGCTTCCTTCCTGTCGCTTGGCCCCTAATAGAGCCCGGCAAACCGTTCAAATCTGGATGGCATATAGATTGCATCGCCGAGCACTTACAAGCCGTCTCTGAGGGCGAAATACGGCGGCTCTTGATCAACATTCCACCGCGTCACATGAAGTCGACTTTGGTGTCGGTTATGTTTCCTGCTTGGAAGTGGATTAAAGACCCCGAGCATCACTTCCTTGGAGGCTCATACGGCCAACAACTTTCCATGCGAGATTGCCGACGGTCTCGACAGCTCATGACTACGCCGGAGTACCGGCAATTGATCAAGCCCGACAAGGACGGGAATATTTGGGAATTCTCCGGAGATCAGAACGTCAAGAGCATGTACGTTAATACCAGACGCGGCCAACGCTTCGCAACTTCCGTCGGCGGTGCTCTTACCGGTGAGGGTGGCGATACCATTATCATCGACGATCCGCACAATGTTCAAGACGTGACCGATAATTCCTTGGAGGCCGTCAAAAGCTGGTGGACCGAGGCACTTCCTACCCGCTTGAATGATCCAAAAACCGGATCCTTCATCGTCATTCAACAGCGAGTACACGAGGACGACTTGACCGGCGTTATTCTCGACAGCGACGACAGCTTCGTAACCGTTTGCCTTCCTGCGAGATTCGAGGGAACATGCCGCATTGATATGGGTATTGTTTCCAAGACCACCGGCCGCAAGTGGGTCGATCCTCGTATTGACTTGGATCAACCGTTATGGCCGGAGCAATACGACGACGCTTCCTTGAAGTCCCTCGAGGCTTCCATGAGCGCAATGGCCGTCGCCGGTCAGCTACAACAGCGGCCAGCACCGGCCGAGGGTGGAGAGTTCAAGGAAGTCGACTACTGCAAAATTTCCGAGCTCGACGATTCTCTCGTTTCAAAGTGTTGCCGTGGGTGGGATTTTGCCGGTACCGACGGCGACGGTGATTGGACGGTTGGGGCGTTGGTTTGCCTCATGAAGTCCGGCCGCTTGGCGATCGCCGACGAATGCCGTGGACAATGGTCATTGTCGAAACGACAGAAACGCGTCAAGCAAATTACCTTGGCCGACTATCGACGATTCGGCTCAAAATACGAAATGAGGTTCGAGCAAGAGGGCGGGAGCGGCGGTAAAGATTCGGCCGCGATCACAAAGAAAAGCCTCATGTACAACGAAGACGGAACTTCGACGGAACTCATGGGTTGCAAGATCTCAAGCTATCGGCCGACCGGCGACAAACGAGCGCGCGCTGAATCCTACATAACCCAAGTTCAAAACCATAACGTCGATATCCTCGAACTTCCTTGGACTAAGCCATTCATTCGAGAGCATTGCGTTTTTCCGAATGGATCCCACGACGACCGCGTCGACGCAACAGCGACGGCGGTTGTTCGTCTTACAATCAAGAGAAAAGGCCGAGGCACTTGGGGGAAAGGCGATACGAAATAGGGTCGAAGGATTTTTTTCGACTTTTTTCTTGTTTCCTGCTTTACAAAGCGCAAAAGGCGCGTATTCTAAGGGTATCAACAAACACGAACCCGAGGAACACGACACCATGTTTACCAACTTCACCGAGCCTTCCGCCTCTGCTTCCTTCTTTTACGATCCCCGCGACGAGCACACTTCCTGCGACGACGGCGACGAGTATCCGGACTTCGAAGAATTTTGCTTGGAGCATAATTCCTTGGAGTGGGCAACAGAGATCATCGAAAAGCAAATCAAGGCTTGTTACCAAAGCAAACCGCAAAAGGCTTTCACCGACAAAGTTGAAGAATTCCTTGGAGAGTGGTTNNNTNTTGCGCTAGACGACGAGCAACGCGAAAAGTCCACGGCAACAACCGCAATCGAACAGCTCGAAGAAATCAATTCAGAAGGGCGTGACGACGGCTTTGTATGGGAAGTATTCAACGAGCTACGCGAAATCATCGAGGCAAACGGATACTTTAACGAAATCACCGACTTGATCAACGGAAAAATAGACGAGATTCGAGGGTAAGAAGAAAAAACTTCGACTTTTCCCTGTTTTTGGGCTTGCAATGACGCAAGGACCGCGTATTGTGAAGGTGTAATCAAAACGGCGACAACGCCACAACCCACAAGGAACACGGCAGAATGAACTACCCAACCGTAAAAGTCAGTAAAGAGCAAGCAACAAAATTTCTAAATAAGCTTACTTGCGAAGTTTCCGTAACGGAGCATGGAAACAAAGAAAATTCCGTCAATGCAATAGTTATCAGAAGATATACGGGTGGTCCTTTCTCAGTTCTTGAAAGTGTATCAGTTGCTTGGCAGTAGGTAAAAGATGAACACCGCACAACAACTCATGAACGCAATCCGCGACAACGACAAGCGCGGAAAATGACAACGCCAAAATGTAACCGGTGGCTGATCAAGAAAAACCGCGTACCGGCTGGCGTGAAGATAACCGAGCAAGACGGCAAGTTTTCGGTAGACTTTGGAAAGCACGACGTTGGGCTAGTTTAAGCAACACAACAACACAAGGAACACGACACCATGAATCCAATCATCGTAAATCTAGAAGAACGGCGAGCGCGCCTACATTAGCGCCTTCCGTAACGGTGGAGTTGATTTCACCAACGACAAGCGGTTTGCAATTTGCGGCCGTGATTCCTACGAGCGAGCCGGTATGGTTTCTTGGATCAACCGCACGAACCTAGTCGGCGTTACATACGCCGAGTAGGTCAAGCCTAAAGCAACCCAATCAAAGCCAAACAAAAAAACAAGGACACGACGAAAATGACAGACCAGCAAAAAAAAGATATCCTCGAGACCGTAAAGCAATTCGGGAACCGCATCGATAGCGCAAGGGATGGAATACAGCAATATGTCGGATTTGCTTTCTCGACGGCAATAAAACAGACGGAAGACCAACAACTTGCAACTGTCGCCGCTTGCATCTTGGGCGAGCTCGAGAAATACGCAACCAGCCAAGTAATCAAGCACAACAACGCGAAGACCCTTGCAACCGACGGATTGACAGACGGTAGTATTTCCCTTGAGCTCGCCTTCAAGACGCACGAGAAAGCAAAGAAAAATCTAATGCACTACGGATCTGTGATGAATACGGCACAGATGGCGCGCATGTTCGTACAACGAAAACGGTAAAAAGAAAAAACTTCGACTTTTTATAGACTTAGGGCTTTACAATGCGAAAAGAGCGCGTACTATAAGGGTATCAAGAACGCCAAACACGGCACAACCCAACAAGGAAACGACACGATGAACGCCATGAACTCAAACACGACCGCAATTCAATTCGACCGCAACGAAGCCGGAACCCTATTCATCGACGAAATTTTAGAAACCGCGTACGACCTCGAGAACAACGAAAAATTCAAAGCGATCTTCGAGGGATTCGAAAATGTCGCCGCCGACAAAATCAGATTGTACGAATCCGAGCGCATCGAGTTCGTTTCCGCTTTCGTCGTCGGTGAAGCCGTTTTTACTTTGACCCGTGCAAGCATCGATGACGGTTGTTGTGATGAGCTTCACTTGCACAAGGTCGCCGTGAGCTCTTGCATTCACTCCGGCGCGTGGCGTTACTGCCAAATTGACGAGCGTTTTAATCTCATTCACTTAGGCGAGCGCAAATTCAAGAACTGCAAAGAGAATCGCCAAATTGCCGCCGACAAGGGCTACGCAATCGCAAGCTAGACAATCCGAAACACGGGGCCAGAACGGCCCCGAAACCCCAACGAGAGAGGAACACGACCATGGAAGACGAATTCAACCCAAAGACGATCGACGATTTGATTCAGAATTGGGAACGGCTCGCAAAACAAAACTTGGAGGACAAACAGCGATTCGAGTTGCAAGGACTCCAAAAGCACGCCGACCAAGCATACGGAAAAATGATCGGCTTCCGTAGCGCGATCAATCACGCCGAGATAATGAAGCGCAACAGCTAAGAATAAGCCACAATTGGGGCTCGAATCTCGAGCCCCTAGCCTCAAGAATAAAGAAAAACGAAAAAAAGTAGACTTTTCTTTGAAGCAGACATTGCAATAGCGCAAGGGTGGCGTATTCTAAGGGTATCAACAACGCGGGAACAACCGCAACAACCCACAAGGAAACGACACGATGACAGCTCAAGCAAAAAAGTACCTGAAGGAAACCACCGCAACCGCAAACGCAACCGCAACCGCTTGCACGGTCACCAGCAAGAAGACCGGCACGACGCTTTTGTCCATCAAATTCGACGCTATCCCTATGGCGATTGAGATCGCCGTCGCCGTTTCTCGCATGATCTCAGAGACCAACATTCCCCGCGAGTTGGAAGGCGCGATAATTCGTCAAGTCAAGACTTGCGTTACTCACACGCTGTAAAGCGCCACAAGGGCCGACCCAACCCGAGGGAAGGCCCAACCCCCCAAAACCCCGCACAAG